AGGTCTCACACGAGGAGTTAAAAGATGCATTCGACAACACTTTGGCTACTGATCGCTTATTCTTTTGGGATAACTTTGGTAGCACTGACATTGATAATGTCATTAATCGCATTCGTTACTTCGCTAAAGCGTCCGATTGCAAGTATGTATTTCTTGATCACATTAGTATGGTTGTTAGTGCTCAGTCAAATGGTGATGAGCGTAAGTCGATTGATGAGCTAATGACTAAGTTGCGTATGCTTGTGCAAGAGACTGGTATCTGTTTAATCGCAGTATCACACCTGAAGCGTCCTGAGTCCAAAGGACACGAGGAAGGTGCTGCAACTTCCTTGTCACAACTTCGTGGCTCAGGAAGTATTGCTCAGCTATCTGACATTGTTATTGGCTTAGTTCGTAACGCACAAGCAGAAGATCCGATAGAGCGTAACACAACACGTGTGAGCATACTTAAGAATCGCTTTGCAGGACTCACTAGTCCACACTGTGCAAGCTTACTCTATAATCGTGACACAGGTCGTATGCTAGAGATTAAGGACGTGCTATGACATTCTTTAAAATAACATTCGCTTGTTTATTGGCTATCGGTGTTTATAACTTAGCTGATACTGCTATGACAATGTATTTACAAATAGGTCCAGTTTATGCCTGTAGTTCTGATAAGGGTACACTACCGCCAGATATAGAACTACAATGTAAACGAATGACTAGAGGACAATGGTGGCATCAATGATTATTGAACTTAATAGACACGAGTTGGTAGTGTGTGATTTGTTTGGATCTATCCGTCGTAAGAATGCGATGCAGTTTAACTATGACAGACAGGTTAGCAAGCAAAACCCTTATGACATGGACATTGATGGATTCATGGGTGAGTTTATTGTCGCCAAGTATCTTAACGTTATGCCGGACTTTACGATTAACGAAAAGAAGAATGCAGTAGATTTAATTTGGAATAATAAAACCATTGATGTAAAGACCACACGTAATCCCCGTGGGAACTTATATGTTACTGAGTATCATCGTAAGAGTCCTTGTGATATTTATATACAAGTAGTTTTACTAGATGCTCACTTAGGTGAAATTACTGGCTGGATCGGTAAAGAAACCATGTTTGATGTTGCTACACTTGTTGAAGGTAAACACCCAAGTTATTGCATTAAGCAATCTGATTTAATTAAGGAGAACTTAAGTGAGTTTTACTATATTGACTAAAGATGGAATGAGAGTAGACCAGTGGTTTAGATCAATTGATGAACTACTAAAATCTATGTTAGCTAACCCTAAAGATAGGTATTGGAGAAATGGTTAAATCACCTTGTATAGGTAAATGTACTTATGACATTACAATACAAAAATGTAATGACTGCAATAGAACCAAAGAAGAAATCAGTACATGGTATATTATGACTGACGATGAAAAACTAAACGTACTTGAAAGGATATTAAATGACAACAAATGAATTAATTGAAGCACTGGATCAACGTTATGGCAATCCATATGCATCTAAAGAAAACGCATTGATTCAAGAAGCAATACAACAGTTAAGAAATTATTGCAATATGTTTGAATTTAATGGAGTAGAAAATGAACAAAACAACAAATGTAATGGCAAGTAGCTTATTATTTGTAGCTACACTATGTAGTGCTCAGACTACGTATGAGAACAGTCCTTATAATTATAAGAACAGTCCGTACAACTATGAGAACTCACAGTACAACTACAAAAATAGTCCGTACAACTATAGTAATAGTCCAGTAAATCCTTATGCACCTAACGCAGTATTTGATGCACAAGGTAATCGCATTGGGTATAAAACTGAATCAAATCAAGGCACTACAAACTATTATAGCAACGATGGAACACGTAGAGGATACAGTCGAAAGTGAAATGGGCAGGTACAATCCTTTGCCTTGTAGGAATTGCTCTTACAAGTCTTAACATCTTTCCTTTAAACCTTTGGTTTGGTTTAATCGGAAGTGGATTGTGGACCATTGCTGGATTAAGACAAAAAGACTATGCTTTATTCATGGTTGAATTTGTGGCAGTGCTAATGTATTTTTATGGTATAATTAGATTATGAAAATAGTTTTAGACATCGAAACCAATAGCACACACGATAAGATTTGGATGTGTGTTACTCGTGACATTGAAACAGATGAGGTAAAGGTATGGAAAGCAGCAAGTGGATTACAAAAGTATTTGGAAGTTTGCGATTTGATTATCATGCACAACGGAATAAACTTCGATGCACCATTACTGAGGAAGAACTGGAGCGTCACAATGAAGTTGAGCCAAGTGTACGACACGCTCGTAGCAAGCAGACTTCTAAACCCAAGCCTAGAGGACGGACACAGCCTTGATGCATGGGGTAAGCGTCTCGGATACGCTAAGGGAGACTTTAGCGACTGGGACAATGGAGCAACACCTGAAATGGAAGAGTATTGCATTCAGGATACGCTGGTGACTGCAAAACTTTACAATCACCTAGTAACAACTTTACAATCAGAGAACTTTTCACAGAGGAGTATAGATCTTGAGCACAATGTACAAGCGATCATCACAAAGCAAGAAGAAAACGGATTCAAACTCGACGAAGTCAAAGCTTTACAGCTATTGGCTTTACTTAAAACTAAGTTGGACGTTATTCACCTTGAAATGGCTACCATTTTTCCAGACAAAGTCGAGTCCGGTAGAGTCAGCAAAAACGGAAAACCACTTAAAGACATCATCACCCCGTTTAACCCCGGCAGTCGAAAGCAAATTGCTGAAAGACTTCAAGAAAAGGGTTGGAAACCAAAAAAGCACACCGAAAAAGGTAGCGTCATCGTCGACGAAGCCGTCCTCGAAACGCTCGACTACCCGGAAGCCAAAACCTTAGCAGAGTACATGATGCTTCAGAAGCGTATAGCACAAGTTGAGTCTTGGCTAGACACTATGAAGTCGGATGGCAGGGTACATGGTCGTCTAATCACCTGTGGTGCTATCACTGGACGTATGACACATATGTCGCCTAACATGGCACAAGTGCCGAACAGTGGTAGTCCTTATGGTTTAGACTGTAGAGAACTTTGGACTGTTGAGAAAGGCAATAAGTTAGTTGGTATCGATGCTTCTGGTTTAGAACTTCGTATGCTTGCTCACTATATGAATGATAATGCGTATACTACTGAAGTCGTATCGGGTGACATCCACACCACAAACCAAAAAGCTGCTGGACTTGAAACGAGGAATCAGGCTAAAACGTTTATTTATGCCTTTCTCTATGGTGCAGGAAGTGCCAAGATCGGGACAATTGTTGGTGGTTCGTCGAAAGAAGGACAAAGGCTCATTGATTCTTTTCTACGCAACACACCGAAGTTGCAAGAGTTACGGCAAAAGGTTAGTAGGATCTATGCTACGAAAGGGAAACTACCGGGTCTTGATGGAAGGCAGTTACTTTGCAGGTCGGAGCATTCAGCCGTCAACACGCTATTGCAAGGTGCAGGTGCGATTGTCATGAAGCAAGCACTGGTGCTCTTAGATCGTAAGTTGAAGACGAATAAGATCCCTTATAAGTTTGTAGCAAACGTACACGATGAATGGCAGTTAGAAGTACAAGAACCATATGCAGAACAAGTTGGAAAGTTTGGTGTTACAGCAATTGAAGAAGCAGGACAGGTGTTAGAGATGCGTTGTCCTCTAACGGGTGAATATAAAGTTGGTAACAATTGGAAGGAAACACACTGATGGATCAAATTAGACAAGCAGTCTTAATTCTTTTACGACAGGGTCAAACAATGCAAGAAATTAATTTAGCTTTGACTGGTATTATTCAAGAATTACAAAACTCTGGTGTCTATATGCAAGCAATTCGTGAGCAAGATTTTAGACCATGAGTCTATTTGACGAACTTCCTAAAGAGTTTGTCCCTATAGCGGTGTTAGGAGAAATTGACGGATACTTACATATCTATTCTGGCTTAGATGATGATACGCTCTTAGCTATTATTGAGATGGCAGCACAAGCAATTGACGACAGGCAGTATGACGTAAATACAACAACTTTGCAGTAAAATGTGTAATATGTTACACAATTGTAGTATAATAACAGAGCAGTACTTACTAACCTAATTAAGGATATACAATGAATAAGCAAGTGACAATTAAAGGCGAGTTATTTTGGACTCGTGATATGAATAACTTTAACACTAAGTTTAATCCAGACAACACCAAGTATCAATGCACTATTGGCAATATCAGTGATGCAGACGCTACCAAGTTAGAAGGCTTAGGCATTAAGATTAAGCACAAGGATGCACAAGGCAAGTTTATTGTTGCCAAGAGTAATTACTTGTTTACACCTTTTGATTCTAAAGGTAAACCAGTTGAAATCGAAGCACTCGGTAACGGATCTAAGATCACTGCTGAAGTTACATCCTATGAACACCGGATGACACCGGCTCATGGTATGGCTCCTTCAATCAAGAAGCTTACAGTGACTGAAGTTGTTACGTATAACCCTGAAGCAGTAGCTGAGTTAGACGACGTTCTGTAATGCGAGCTTTAATCGACGCTGATTCTCTAGTGTACGCTATCGGTTTCTCCAGTGAAGACATTGAAGAGCCG